GCTTTACCTGCCATACACAACAACATCTTATAGGCGAATTAGAATTCTTTGAAAAATATAATATAAATCCTATATTGATTTCTATGAAGTTAGCTAGTATATCTCCTTGTATTAAAATTAACCAAGCGAAACAGGAAGGTGCATACAATGGAAAACTTAACTATCAGGAACATATCCGAAACAACAAAAAAAGTTCTTTGCAATCATAAACTATACAAAGACATAAACTTCTTTGACGTTCCACATAACAAAGTTTGTCTAGCAGTAATCAGATCAATTACAGAATTATCTTATAATGAAATAGGTAAAGCTTATAATAAATCTTGGTTTACAATTTACGCAAGTGTTAAAGATTGCCAGAAGAATGGTTTAAAATCTTTTACAAATAAAATTATAGATTTAGTAAAGGCAGAAGTTAAATGACTGAAGGTTGGGTAAGTATATATCGCCAAATATTTGATAATAAAGATTTAAAAGACAATAATCATTTATTGATATTTATTTATATGGTGGTTCATGCAAGTCATAAACCAACCATTGTAACTTACAGAAGAAAACGAGTTGTATTAAAACGTGGACAATTAACTGTTTCATTAAGAGATTTATGTAAGAGATTTAATCTTACAGAACGTAAGGTTAGAACTATTTTAAGGAATTTAGAAACGACACAGTCGCTGACACACACTTTATTTAAACAATTATCTGTTTATACCATTGTAAATTATAACAAATTTCAAGATAATGACTTGAGTGAAGTTAAGATAATTGACACACAAAACGACAGACAGAACAATAAATATACTAATATACTATATAGTAGTAAAAAAAATGATAAGAGTCTTAGCAGTATGACTCATAAACCTAAGAAAATTACCATACCTTTGTTGCAAGACTTAAAAACTAAGATCATTGAGAAACCCAAAGTGAAAAACGAATGGGAGATTGCAAAAGAACGACTTGACGCACAAGACTATGAAAAATGGGTTCTGCACAAACTAAACTCTTGAAATTAAATAACTAATCTTTATAATACACACACTAATTAGGTAAAAGCATGGGTGGTGAAAGCCCACCCTTTAAAAATTATATATTTACATAATCCTAAAATAACTTTACTGATTCGGAATTAACTAAACGGAGAATGTAGTTATGGACAAGACCCTAGAACAAATCCTAAAGCTTTTAGATAAAGCTGATGATCTTAATGCTAAGATCAGGGACAAAGTAGAAGCTTCACTTGATGAATACGAGAATGAATCAGATGATGAGTTTAATGACTCAGATGATGAAGATTTTGAAGATTCAGACGAAGATTCTGACGAAGAATAAAATCTAATTAGATAAGCTGTAAAGCTGGAAGGTTATCACAACCTTAAAAATAATGAATATCAAATTATTAAGTGGGAAAGTCTATGACTATGTAATTATAGTTCTGTTCCTATTTTCTGTATTTTTTGTAGGAACATTTTTTCCTAATGATCTCGTCAAGGAGAATATCAGGAAAGAGACAATTAAGCATATCAAAGCAATAGGTTCATTCTACGAACCAAAGATAGACACAAGTTCCAGCGACAAATTCATAGACTCAATGAAAAAATGTATAGCTTACATTAATATTGATTTGAATAAACAGGAACAAATACCAACATTACTAATAATAGCACAAGCCATTGTAGAATCTGACTATGGTACAAGTAGGTTTGCTAAGGAAGGTAATGCTTTATTTGGAGTAAGAGTTTGGTCTAAGAACGGAATACTTCCATTAAAACAAGACGCATCTATTAACTGGAGAATTAAAACATATCATTCAAAATGTGCATCAACTAAAGATTACATTAAAATATTAAACAACAATCATCACTATTCTGAATTTAGAAATCTTAGATATAAAACAAAAGACCCTATTAAATTGGCAGAAACATTAGGCAACTATTCTACTTCACAAACATACCGAATAGAGATAGTTAGAATGATTAACAAAATAAAGGATAAAATATAATGCCAAAACACTACATGAAAAAAGCCCCAAAGAAAATGACAAACAAAAAAGGTAAGAAAAAATAATGGGAATCACAACAAGTTCTTCATTAGCTGTACTTTATACAAACAAAGTTAAGACCAAAGGCACTTATAGAGTTTACAAACCTAAACCACTAAAGATGCCTAAAAGGAAAAAGAAATGAAAAAAGCTATTTACGACAGACCAAGACCAGCAAGACTCGGCAAACCAAAACCATTTAACACTAAAACAAAAGCTTATAAAACTGCAAGACGATCAGCAGGTCAAAAGTTTGGCAAAAAAAACAGCTTTGTTAAAAACCTTTACATAGCAAAGAAGCTTAAAAGAAAATGAGTTTACCTAACGAGATAGTCTTTGGAAGCAGACTGATTAAGTTAGATTACATAGACCACGAGGTAGCATCTAAGAAAAAGATATTCGGTGAATTTGACTGCGACAACAACAAACTAACCATAGACAAATCATTAGATAATATTCAGATGACTAACACATTACTCCATGAACTTTTACACATGATACATGACGAATATAAACTAGATTTACCATTAAAAGCTGAAGAAGTAGTATGTAATAGTCTAGCCAATGGAATCTGTCATGTACTATACCAAAACCAGAATCTACTAGAGTTCCTTTACAAATCGTTAAAAAAAGCTTAATAGAACATTTAACGAACATAATCGGTTAATATGGGTAAAGACATACTAGTAATAGATGATTCTAAAAAATTAGGCAGACCAAGATTTGAGTTTACCCCTAAAGTATTAGAACAAATAGAAAAACTAGCATCAGTAATGTGTACACTTTCAGAAATAGGCGACATTATTGGTTGTTCACACGACACCATTCAAAGAAATCAAGAAGCTAAAGAAGCAATTAAACGTGGGGTTGCTAACGCAAAGAATACCATTAGAAAAACACAATTTGATATTGCTACTAAACTAAATTCTAGCATAATGGCTATGTGGCTTGGTAAAGTATATCTTGGACAAACAGATAAAATACAAAACAATGATGACAATGCACCACTACCTATTTATGATATTATTGAATATGAAGAACCCAAAGAAGTTATTAAATTAAAGGAACTTAAAAATGAGTAAATGCTTATTTTGTAAGAGACCAATGGTTAATAAGCTTGAACAACATATTAAAGCTTGTCATAAGTGTATTGTTGATTTGCTTATGAAAAAGCATAACTTAAAAGTTAAAAAACAAGCACCAGTAAAATTTAGTTTAAAAAAGTATGAGTAAATTTAGTCTTAGAAAATCTGACAAGAACCCAAGAGGTGGATTAACTTCTTCTGGTAGAGCAAGATATAATAGGGCTACTGGAAGCAATCTAAGACCACCAGTTAAAGCAAGACCAAATACTTTAACAGAATATAGACGCAAAGGTTCATTCTTAGTTAGAATGGGAAGTTCACAAGGTCAGTTGTATAAAGGTGGTAAACCAACTAGACTTCTTTTATCGCTTCGTGCTTGGGGCTATAAAGGCAAAAGCAAATCTGAAGCAGTAGCTTTAGGTAGAAGATATTTAAAAACTTATCAGAATAAAAAGAAGTGAATAAAATGTGTGGGCGAAAGAAACCTAAGATGCTAGATAAAAGTTTGCGAGGAACAAACGATCTTGAAGTAGTTATTTATAATCTTAAAAAAGAAATAGACAGATTAAACGAGGAAGTACAAGCTAAAGAAATATATATTAAAAAACTAGAACACGAATTAGATAAAAGCATAAGATCGGATAATTAAATGATTAATGTCTTTATCGGATATGACAGCAAAGAAAAAATAGCTTACCACATACTTAGCGAGAGCATACTAAGACACAGTTCAGTACCAGTTAGATTCATACCACTTTATCTGCCAAACCTAAGAGACTCATTCACAAGACCAAGAAATACTTTATCATCTACTGAGTTCTCATTTAGTAGATTTATAGTTCCTTACCTTATGAACTATGATGGTTGGGCATTGTTCCTAGATTGCGATATGCTCTTTAAAACAGACATCAAAGAACTATGGGATTTAAGAAATGATGATTATGCAGTTATGGTTTGTCAGCACGATTACATACCTAAGCACTTATCTAAATTCGGCAATCAAATACAAACTGTTTATGAAAAAAAGAACTGGTCTAGTTTAATGCTAATGAACACAGCTAAATGTAAACAGCTTACAAAAGAATATGTTGATACTGCATCAGGATTAGAACTTCATCAATTTAAATGGACTGACAAAGTAGGTGGCTTACCTTTAGAATGGAATTGGTTAGTTGGCGAATACCCAAATAACACCGAAGCTAAGAACATACACTTTACAGAAGGTGGTTGTTACTTTGAGAAGTATCAAGACTGCGATTACTCATCTGACTGGTTTAATATCTACACTAATACAGTTAAGATTCAGTTATGAACTTTATAACTGGAAGCGATAAAGAACATGAAGATATACTTAAATGGTTTATCGGCACATACAACAAACATCTAACTAATAAACTTTACATAGCTGACTTTGGATTAAAGAACAGTTATCCTAATTGCATATCTTACAAACCTTTAATGAAAGCTTGGTACTACAAACCAAGAATGATGTTAGAAACTTTAGAGAAACAAATATGCTGGATTGATAGCGATATAGAAATACTTACTGACATATCAGATGTCTTTGAACTATCACAAGGGTATGATATTGCTGTTACTGAAGATTGGTGCAATAGACACAATCACTTTGCATCAGGTTTAGTTGTTTGTAACAATCAAGATTTCTTACAAGAGTGGAAGTTAGAATGTGAAAAGTTCTTAACTTATGGAGATCAGGAGTGTTTAAACAAGATTGCACATAAGTACAAAGTTTTAACCTTACCTAGAGAATATCAATGGCTTAGACTTGCAGAAACAAATAACAATATCAAAACAATACATTGGACTGGAAAAGATGGAAAAGCAATTATCAGAAAAAAGATTAGAGAGTATTCATAGGAACGAGAACATAATATCAGTACCAGTTAATAAGATTAAATATTGTTGCCAGATAGATAGACAAGAAGGCGATAAGAATTGGAATCAAGTTTTAATCTACTCAATCAAAGATTATAAATACATTAATGATGTATTACAAAGACGTAAAATAAAAACATTAGACCAAGCACATTTACTATACAACCCAGTTATATTACTTGCAGAAGCCAATCAGCTTATTTGTATCTATGGCAATAGAAGAATAAAAACAGCAATAGAAAATGGTTACACACATATAGACGCATTAGTTTATGAAGATTTAATTAAAGCAAGAGAAGTAGGTTCTAATATAGCATCAACATATAAAAACGTGGGCAAAGATAAGGCAGATGCTTTACTTTTAGACAGAACTGCAATAACTAAAATAGACAAATATATTATGCCTGACGAACCACAAATAATTAACGAATACGCAACACACCAACAAATACTAATTAAAGAAGCATTATCCTGTAATGGAGACATACTAGAAACTGGTTGTGGTTATTATTCTACACCTTTGCTTTTAGAAATAGCTAAACAAAAAGGAGTTAAGTTAGTTAGCATGGTAGAGAATATAAACTGGGCTAGAAGATTTGATTATCTTGCTTGTGATAACTATGTCCAATTACACGTTAAGTTTAATAATGAACTATTTATAAACCAGAATTATGGTATGTGCTTTTTAGATCACGAACAATTTGTAAGAGATAGAATTAAACATTTAAACAACATACTAAAACATACTGATAAAGTTGTAGTGCATGATGCAGATAGAATAGATACTTTTGCTTTCCTACATAAACCACATACGATAGAAATGTTCAAACAATTTAAACCACACACAGCAGTTATTAGAAATGTCTAATCTTTACGATATATACTTAGAACAGGCAAAGCAGTATCACAAAGACGATAACAAGTGGCAAGGAATAGCTTTAAAAAAGTTTATACCAGCTATCAATCAAATCATTAAAGACAAAGGCATTGAATCAATATTAGACTATGGTT